TGGGTTTGTCTGCCCACCATTCAGCGCGCGTTGCCGTGCAGTGAATGATGATTTCAGACAGTGGCCTCATTTTCTCAACGCCTGTTCGATGTTGTCCAGTTTGGCGAAGACGGCCTTGAAGTTCTCGCGCATTTCCTTGAACTCGCGGTCGTGGGCTTCTTTGTTGGCATCATGCACAGCGGCAAGAACGGCCAGCTTAGTGGCGTGATCCTGCTGCGTCCGATACATCAGCCAGACAAAGCCGCCGACGGGGATAATCACCCACTGCATCAGGGCCTTGCCCACTTCCAAGATGCTCAGTTCGCCCTGCACGTTAAGCCTCCGCAACCGCCGTTAGTCCCATCAAGTTTAGCGCCTCCGGCCCATTCGGTCCACCCAGCGCAGAGAGGTTCGCGGGGATGGCAGGGAACGGATCAGTCGAGTAGACCAGAGCAGCCTGCGCGCGGGCAGCGGCCACCATGTCGATGATCTGGTCCACGTCCCATGCAGGGCGCACAAGGGGAGCCTGCGCGAAGGTGATCCACTCATCGCGGGCCTCGAAGGACGTGGCAGCGTAGAGGTTGCCGTCAGCATCCACCCAGTTCAGGCCGACGTAGGTGTAGGCGTCAGCGGGGCCAAAGGCGAGGCACATGGCGTATTGATTAGCCGCGTAGATAAGGTCTTCAGGGGCTGCACATGTAATTCTTGGCATCTCAATAAGCCCTCGTCTTAGAATTGACCCACGTCTCCGTGGAGGTGATCTGGTCTGCCGTCAGGTTCGCGCCGAAGCGGACGATGAGGGAGAAGATGTTGCCGTTTAGGGGTAGGGTGGAGCCACCGCGCATACCGATGTAAGCCGCCGCGCTAGTGTAGTTCCCCGCACCCTGATCGCTTGAGGTTTGGGCAATCTGGGTGCCGTTTCGGCGCAGGGCAAGGTTATCGCCAGCAATGTCCCCGATTACGGTAAGAACAGTGGTGTCTGGCGCAGAGAAACTTGCAGCAGATGCTGTTGACACAAGGGTTGTGCCGCCAGACTGACCAACATACGTTGCCGCAGTAGTGCCGGGTGCCTCAAGTGACACACGACCAGTCGTGCCGGCAGTGTGCTCAAAAACCATACCACGCGCAGCATCACTGTTTTTCCGCACCCCAGCGAACACCTGCGCGCGATCAATCCCCGGCGTGATGGTGGGGGTCACGAGGAACTTGGACGTATCAAACGCGAGGTAGGACAGCGAGGACACACCCGCTTCGGTCACGTCGTATTGGGACACAACGCGCTGGTAAGCCGTGGCAGTGGAGCCTGTTTCGAGTTGTGCGCCCCAGATCAGGATGCCGTTGGAGGCGTTGCCAGTAAACACGGATGTCGCATTCGCGTTACTAGCGCCAATAAGCACATTTCCAGTACCACCCGTTGAGGTCCAAGTCACCGCGCATCTATACCAACCGTTGCCCTGAGACGATATTGACCCCGTGCGGCCTGCCTCTTGGGTTCCAATAGTACCGTTGCTAAGGTTAAACCAAACATAGCCGTTGCCGACACCGTCCACCCGTACAAATAGCCATGAGTATTCCGCAGCTTTTGCGTAAACAGAGACAGTGTAAGTTGCAGCCGCAAAGGTTTGCCCTTGGTAAACAGCCTGCAAATCCGATACGGCACTTGGTATCAACTTGTCGGCAGTAGTTGTCCCGTTGGGCGCAACAGCAGCATCAGAAGTGACGGTTTGCGCGCCGATCTTCTGCCATGGGGCGGTGTTAAACTCTTCCGTTCTCGTCAGTAAATTCCTCCGCCCACCGACGGGGACAATGCCGTAGATGGGCCGGGAGCCTGCCGTGGCCTGCGTGGCGTGGAAGCCGGGGAGTTCCTTGACGGAGATGTTGTCGACTTGGAAACCCGTGCCAGAGTAATTGTCCAAGCGGAAGTTTGTAGACACCGCACGCAGCGTGAGAGTGTAGGTGCCGGGATTACTAGAGATAGGTGCGGCGGAAAGGTTTACCTCTGGCGACCAAATACTGTTATGAAACTTTGCGTCGTTACCCGCTGATGATGTAACGAGCGTAAACGTAACACGATAGGTTTTTCCTATTTGCAGAATGTTGTTCTGCGCCAAAAAACCAGTCCCTGAGCCAAAGGTAGCTACGCCACCAGAGACAGTAACGTTAGTCAACGACCACCCAGTCGTCCCGGACGAGAAATCCCCATTCGTCACCAGTTCCGACCCCAGCACCAGCCCCTTGCTCTTGTCTAGCGCGAGGCCGACAGACTGACCGGGGGTGGTCACGGGCGTGGTGCCTGCCGTGTCTTGGTAAAGAGTGGCAGACGGGAAGCGTTCGATCACCTCGGTGTTAACGTCAGTGATGCGCTGGTATTCGGTGGCTGTGGAGCCTGTTTCGAGTTGTGCGCCCCAGAGGAGGATGCCAGAGGTGCCGTTGCCAGTCATTTGGTTGGCATTGTCACCGTCATGAATATTCAGGGAGATGTTTCCAGCGCCAGAAATAACTGGGGCCTGACAAGTCAAAACAACGCGATACCACCCGCTTCCAGCAGATGCGATGGAAGAGGTGACGGTGTTCCCTGTGCTGTTGTTAGCAGTCGTCCCCTTGACGCCATTTGTAAGGTCGAACAACTGATCACAGGCGCTGCTGTTAAAGAAAATCCTAAGGCGAAGCCAATTATATCCGCTGGCTTTCACATAAGCAGACCAAGTGTAAGTCGTCCCCTGCACAAACGTGAAAGTCTGCTGTGCAGATTGAAAAGCTGAACTGGTGGACGGACGGAACAAGTCAGCCGTTGTCGTTGAGTTTGGTGCTGTAGAGTTATCAGCAACAACAGAAGACCCTGCGGATTTCGACCAAGCCGCATTATCAAACTGCTCAGTCCACGTCAGCAGGTTCCGACGCCAATCCAAGTTGGCCACGTCAGAAGGGTCATACCAGACGCCGGGTTCGGATGCGGCGAACAACAACGCAGGCGAGAAGACAGAACCAAGCAACCGCCCAAAGGGCGACCTAATGCCATCAAGCGGGGAAAGGATCTGGCGCATGTTCGCCCCCTTATTAAAGGTGGCTGACAAAGATCTGAGTGGTGTTATCCGCCCAAGCCCAAATACGATCACGCGCGGAAAGGCCGGGGAACAAATCCGCCAGCGACACATTCCGCTCACCCTGGCCGGGGTTATACCGAATGGCGGCCAGGAAGTTTGTCGGCGCGGTCGTGTCCGTGGTCGCCTTGATCAGAATGTGATTGCCGCCGACGTTCTGAAACGTGATCGCGGTCACGTCAGCATCAGTAAGCTGCGTCCACGTCGAGGCGGGGATCGTGATGGTCGTGTTCTGCGGCATTGGCGTCGGCTCCGTTCATTTCGGATTTGCGTTGCCGACACCATAACACAAGGATCACGACGGCGCTACAGGCCACACGACATTGGCCGGAAAGCCAGCCTGCGCCGGGATATCCCGCAGAGCCTGCCGATACGTGGCCCATGCCAGATCATCAACAGGCGCATCGGCAAGCTGCGTCCAATCGCAGGCGGCAAGCAATGCATTGCGCTGGGCGCGGATTTCGTCGGCTGACGGGGAATATGCCGGGATTTCGCCTGGAAGGGCTGGGCGCACAACTTGCTGCCCGTTTTCCCAGACCACGATCATCGCGTCGTCACTCATGGCGTGAACTTCCTTTTATAGAGGTAAATCGCCCCGGTCGCCCCAGAGCCTGTTATGTTGCCACTGTCAAATGTAAGCTGCGCCCTCAGAATTTTCTGAGCCGTCGTGTGTCTGGTTATGTAGTTGTCAGGGTTTACAGCTTGGTTAATATTCCCATCTGCCCCATCTGCACGCTGTATAATATTTGTTGCAGCGTGAAACCTTCTCGTTTGCCGCATCGCCAGAAGATCAATGGTAGCAGAAACTGGCGAACTAGACGTAGCTGTAATGTTTATACCCATAACACCTGCATAGGCAGCAGATGTTTCGCGATAGAAATTTATTCTCATGGTGGCAGTGATGCCAATTGATGCCCTTATGTTATCAAAGAAAAGCATATACTCAAAGCCATCAACAAAGTCTGGCGTGGTCACCGCAGCAACGGCACCATTCACCGCAAAGGACCAGATAACGCCCGTATTGGCGTCATTGTTCAGAACCTTATTGTATGCGTGCCATGAAGACGTGTTGACGGGTGCTGTTGTATCGCCCTCAGAAATCGCCAACGGATTATCCCGCAGTGCTGTCATGAGCGGCTGCGTGATCGGGCTATCCTGATCAATGTCCCCGTTCGGGATTGATACGTAACTCGTCATGAGATCCTCGCTGCTGTTTGGCCGTCAGAAACAACGCCAGCCGAATTTCCGATGTAGCCATTCTTGAATGGCGCGTTAGCATAGCCCGGATAATTGGCCGCCCCGCTTGCCATGATATAGTAAATCCGCCCGTAAAGCGTCGTATCTTCGGCGACATACTCCACGGTCTCTCCATACTCGACTTCCTCTGCCGAGATGATCGCCCACTGCCGTATCTGCCGATTTCCAAACTCATCAACATCGTTTGGGTGGCTAATGCGGACGGTATCGCCGACCCAATACTGCCGATCCTTGGCGTCCATCCGAAACTGGACTTGCGAGGGAACGTCAACATACCGCGTGATAATCTTTGATGCCGTCGTGCCAGCAAGCGCCTCGCTTGAAAGAAACGTGCCGTAAATCTTCCTGATCGATGGCTCGTCATAAAGCCCCTCGGCAACGAGGTCGGCCACGATCACGGCGGATGTAAAGTTCGCCTCTTCCGTTTTGCCGCGCGTCTTGTCGCGCTGGTTATAGTAAACCCAAACCTGCGACACGCGCTCTTTGGGCTTTTCCGTCAGGACAAACGAGCCGGAAACAATATTGCTTTCTGCGGTCAGAAGCGGCGGCTCTGCGTCAATACCGCGAACAGCCTTCATCTTAACAAGCGCGTCTTTCTCATCCCACCAGCAGTTGACGAGGACTTGCTCCTGAATGTCGCTGCAAAGTTCGGTGACGGACGTTGGCACCGTGATCAAAGCGTTAAGCCGCCAGAACGAGAGATAGGTATCAACCTCGGTCGCCCAGCCCGTCGTGTCTAGATAAGCCGCCGGGATGTTCCCGTAATCCTTCATAAGCAGTTCAAGCGTATCATCTATGCGGGCATCAGTGACGCGCAGGCAGTTTTGCACCAAGGCGTTGACGTTATGCGTGGCGGCTGTGGAATTATCCGTCCCGCGCGTCACGCTTGCGAATGTCACGCCATTCGTCGTTGAGGAGCGAGACCCATAAGTCATGATCTCGTTATCAATGCGTAGTGTCCCGCTTGTCGGGTAATCCGCAAGCACAGCGCCAGCGACCTCAAACGACGTTTGAACTGCCGTTATTCCGACGTAAAGAACGCCGGGAGATGCCACGGGAGCCTGCGCCTTGCGTTCTTCGAGACGGGCCAAAATATCCTTGCCCTGAATGACGATGCGCCCGCCATCATCCGGCCCTTGGATGCCTTCGAAGAAATACGTCCGCTTGGACATGACCGAAAGTGCCTGCCCAGCGTATCCCTCGTAAACGACGATTTCGATGTTTTGCCGATATTTGTTGCGGGCAATCCACTTTGACCAGAACGTGCCGCGGTTAAGCGGGTTCCAGCTTCTGCCGTCAACATAAGGATCGACCAGCCTGTCCGTGTGGATATGGTCCTGAAACGTGATGCTGCACAGCGCACGGTTGCCAAGCCCCTGCGCGTCCGGGTTCGATCCAGCAAGGTTAATGCGCGTCGGCGAGGTTGAGACGCTGATCAACGACGGGATGATGTAGGTCGCTCCGCTGATCGATTGCTCGGCAACCTTGCCGCTGGAGAAGAACAGGCTGAGCGGCGTGCCAAAAGCGAAGTTGGCCGTGTCTTGGCAGGTTGACCGAGTATTGAAGCACTTTTGATCTGCCGTCCCGCTGGCCGTGCAAGGCGCGACACCATAAGCCCGAGAACAGAGCGGCTGCTTGATCTCGACGATTTGGATTGGTTCCCGGCCAACGGTTGTCTCAGTCATAGCTGAGCGCCCGCATTTGAAGCTCCACGGCCATCAGATCGCGCGTTCCAGAGTTTGACGGAATGGGAACGCCCATTGCCCGACCAAAGGCGACCTGATCAGGATATCCCGAAGGACGCCATGCGATGAAGAACGGCTCGGTCTCGACTGCCCGCTGCAAGCTGGGCCAGTTGGTCCCGACCCAAGACGCGGTGAGGTTCTGCCACGAATAGGTCGTTTCAAGATAGGTGCGCCACTTGGATCTGCCGAGATATTCGCCCGTCTCGCTTTCGTTCATCTTCATCACGGTCTGGCGCGCGAACAGAATAGGCGCATGGCCGCCGAAGATAGGCCGCTCCAACTGAAGGGCGGTGCCGAATTTTATGACGGCAATCTCAGGCGCGGACGTGCCTGCGGTGATGTTCACGCGCCAACGCTGCGCGCTAACGGCGATAAAGATTGCCATGATGGCAGAGTTGTCGGTGACAGCCGTAGACGGGGAAACAGCCACCCATGCGGAGCCGTTCCAATATTCAATTTGGATCGTTGAACCGCTGGTGCCTAGCGTATGGCCGCCGATGCAGCAATAATTGCACGACACAGATGAGCCGTGGTTATATTCCCAAGTCCCGGTCGCTCCTGTCGGTTTCCACTTCTCATAGGTCAGCGTATTGAGGGGCGCGTTGGCAAAGTAGCCCGTGGCTGTGGTGCTGGCGACCGCAGTTCCGCCAGACCGCCAGTTGAGGCTGTGAGCGATGCGCGCGTGGGTCAGCGGTTGATCACCACCCGGCAACGTGTAGCCTGTCTGGAAGATAACGCTCATCGCAGAATAATCCTCGCGCCGTCTGACGTGGCGTCATTGATAGCATTGATCAGCCGCATGACCTGATCTCGGCTGAACATATCGCCGCCAACCAGTTGCAGAGCCACCTGCGTCGATGTCTGCGGTGCTGACGATACAGCCCCGCCAACAGCGGCACCAGCCCCGCCACCGCCCGCAGAACCGCCAGGCGATGCTGACTTGATATTGCGAACAGCGTTCAGGCCGGACGCCAAGACGGCAGCGGCCTTTGGGATTTTGGCAAACCAAGGCAGGCTTGGATCTTTCAGAACCTCCGTAAAGGCCAGCCAAGAGTTGGCCAGCGCGATGGCTGCGCCGATCTTCTTTGATCCTTGGAACAACTGTCCAAGGTGGCCAAGCGTGGCTTGCACGCCTGCGTTGGTTTCCTTGGTCATGGCCAATTGATGCGTCTTCTCGACCTGCTCCATCAAGGCGGCGTGCTGCTGCTGCGATATCAGCCGCTGCTGCAACGCATTGTTCAGCGTTTCCTGTTGGCGCGTATAGCTTTCAATCTGCAACTGCTCTTGCGTCATCAGGCCTTGTTGCAGCGTCTCCAACTCGGCTTGCAGAGGGTTGACTGCCGCGCCACCGCCCGTTGCTGTTCCGGGAACAGCGAAGTTCTCCACGTTGAACGTGCCTGTCTGGCCAGCAAGCGCGCCGAATTGGCGCGGGTCTCCACCGCGCCCAGAGTATTGCATTGACGATCTAGCATATTCCCCGGCTTTGTCGATTGCCGCCTGAATTGCCCCAACGAGCGTTTCCCACGGGCCGGATATTTTGGTGTTTGATATCTGCCGCATGACGGCGGCCATTTTGTCGGCCACCAGTTTCGACGTTTCAACCGCCGTTTTCATGGCCTGCTCTTCAGTGCGCCGCTGGCGGTAAAGATCCAATTGAGCCTGCAACTGAGTGACCAGAGCGCGGGCTTCATCAACTGCTGCCTGCGATCCACGGTTTGCGGCAAGCCTTTGCTCTTGCGCTGTCAAGTCTGCCGTGGCGCGGGCAAGTTCCTCAATGATCAGAACCTCGCGCTCATCAACTCCCAAACGGATTGCCTGTGCCGAAATACGGAAGGCTTCCGTCGCTGCGGTTAGTTCATCCATCGCCGACGTAAGCGCGCTGGCATTCTTGGCGTTGTCCATAAACGCGACGGCCAAGAGCGGAGCGACAGCCAAAACGGCACCGAATGCCGCGCCAAGAGGACCAAACATAGACGCGACCTGTGAGCCTTGCTGGCCCAAGATGATCATCGCGCTGGTTCCCATAGACGCCTGAACGGCCATGTCCTGCAACTGCATGGCAATTCCGCCGATCTTGCCACCAGCGCCCTGCATCCGCGTTGCAAGCCCAGACAGCGCGCCACCCATCCCAGCGGCATTCGCTTTTGTCTGCGTAATGGTCGTATTTAGACCGCCAAGCTGCGTCTTGGCCGAATTTACAGCCGCAGTTAGATCGCCGCTGTCGCCAGTGATCCGAACATTAAGTGCCGCGAGTTCGGTCATTCGCTACTTTCTCCCGATGCCGCCTGCGGGCGTCTTCCCACTCGGCATGGCTGAAGACATTTCCATTCCCGCCGACACTACCACCTTTTAGGCCGTCCGTCATGGCCTTGATCTGCCGCGCCTCTTCTAGTTTGCCATCCAGTTCGGCCCAGAAGTCGCAAATCGGCAGCTTCCAGAACTCGGACGGCTGCATGTCCCAACTGCGGGCGGCCTGATAGCTAGATCGCTCAAAAGCCGCCCACGTTACTCCCCCGCGCTGGACGCCTTGCCTCCATCCATATTCTCGCGCGCCGATGGCGTCACGATGGCGGCAAGGTAATTCAGCGCGGCCATCTTGGCCTCCAAGAAACCATGATCGAACACGGCTTCCTGCACCCGCTCCAGCTTGATCTCAGGCGTTGCGTGCTTCGCGCCGATCCAAAGCAACATCGGCACATTCTCAACGGTCGGAACCCACTTGGGAACGTGAACGATGCCGGATTGCGCCATCATCGCTTCAAGTGCCGCCTCGCGCGCGATGGCCAGCGGATCGCCAACCTTTTGCGCGATTTCCCGCGCTGCCCCGAATGTCAGGGCGAGTTCAAGGTCAAGCCCGCCGATAGATACTTGCATGGAATGCATTAGGTGCCTGCCGCATAGGTGACGGTTCCAGTGGACATAAACGTCGCGCTAAATTCCACAGCGCCGTCGTGTTCGCCAGTTTGCTCAAACGAGGAGCAAAGGAAGCTGCCCGTCAGGTTGCCCGTGGTAAGCGGGAACTCAATGTGCAGCGTCTTGGCGGCCACGTTTGCAGCCATGATGTCAGCGATAAGCACCTGATCCGAAGAAATGCCGCCAACCGTGACTTCGACCGACCGCAGGCCAGGCGTTGCAAGCAGTGTGCGCCATCCAGCGTCGTCATCCGTGGTCACGTCAACGTAATCGTTGGTCGCCGTGTAGGCCTTCGTTCTAACGCCGACCAAAACGGTGGGGCCGGAACCCCACTCAATCTTCAGGTCTCTGCCGTTGGCACCCGCCATTTTATGCTCCTATTGCTTAGGTTCCGGCGGTGTAGGTTACTGCGCCGCTGGACATGAACGTCGCCGAGAACTCAACCGCGCCATCGTGTTCGCCACTTTGCTCAAACGAAGAACAAAGGAACGTGCCTGCCAGCGTGCCTGTCGTGGTGGGCAGTTCAACGGTGAGCGGTTCGCCCGTAATGCTGGCCTTCATGACTTCGGCGATCAGCACTTGATCCGAGGAAATGCCGGATACGGTGGCTTCCATCGACCGAAGGCCGGGGTTGGCCAGCAAGGTGCGCCATCCGCTATCGTCGTCGGTGGTTACGTCCACATAATCGTTGGTAATGGTGTAGCCACGGGTGCGGACACCGACGAGCGTGACGCCATCCCACTTGATTTGCAGTGCGCGACCATTTGCGCCAGCCATGCTAAGTCCTCCTTAGTCGGTTGCGTTCTTATACCACGCCAATCGAAAACAAACTAGGCCTCGGTGATTGTGAGCCTATACCGCTGAATACCGTGCTTCGTTTGCCCGTCCGGGTCATCCAGCGCCTCGCTGAACTCAAACAGGCAATCGATGATGGCGTATCCTGTCTTGGTCAGCGTGGCGCGGTTTAGGATGCTGTAGGCTTGATCCATCAATGCCTTAACTTGCTTCATGCCGTTTGCGCGCGACCAGAAATGCAGCGTCAGCGTGATTTCCGCGCCGCGCGTGTTGTCGGTATCCCATGCAACGGATGTATCGTTGCCGATCACGCAATAAGGGAAAGTGGTGGCGGGCGCGCCTTCCGGCAGGAATGGGGCGGTGTCAAAGACCGTGCAGCCGCTTAGGTTGCCATTCAGCGCGGTGAAGACCAGTTCTTGCGCTGCGGTTGTAAATGCCGTGGCCATCAGATCCGCGCCTCCAGATTATCCCGCAGTTTCTTTTCGACGTTTATCTTCGCCTGCGTAAAGCTGGGCAGCAGCCACGGACGCGCGGCCATGCGCGATGTGCCAAACTCAAGCATCGGCCCATATATGACATTGGTTCCGACCTCACCGACCATGCTGGCAGCGGTTGGCAGGTTGACCATGACCGACGATGCAAGGCGGCCCGTGTCGGTGGCAGGATACTGGCCGGGGGCGGATGCTTGGTGAACGACATTGCCGCGCCGATAGGTTACGCCAGACTTAGGCCCGCGCTGAATGCCGCTCTTTGCCAAGGCCTGGGTGGTCACGGTAAGGTCAGTGATCGTTTTTAGGATCACCATATCGGCATCATCGCCCAACGCTTCCAGCTTGGCGACAAGTTGCTTCAGCCCTTCAAGTTCGACCTTGATTGATGTCATGATGCAACGCCATCGCTCAGGCGCCACTCCAACCAATCCCCACGCCCGTCAGGATCGACAACGCCCAGCACGCCGTATTCCTTGGTTTTCCAGATGATACGCTGCGCTGCGGTTGCGCCGTCGAAGTGTCGCGTGATCATCTTGTAAGAGTTCCCCGGCGTCTGGCGCATATAGCCCCACCGCTCAGAACCCGGCGCTGCGCTGATCATCGCCCGCGTTGGCGCACCAGAGACAGCCGCCCATGCGACGGTAAAGCCGCCCATGCCATCAGCCGTTGGCGTCTTGGCTTCGATCGACACGACCTCACGCAGCATCCCGGCGGTGTATTGGCAGCACTTCATGTCGGATACACCTCAATGCAGTCAAAGGCCACGGCCACGTCGGTGGTGGATGTGTCGGTCTTAGCCAGAAACCCAACGTCCGTCAGTTGGTTAATCCTGATCGGAGGGTCAAAGGTGAATTGCGCGTTTCCGAAGAATGCCGGGAACTCTTGGATCAGGATCATGGCATCATAAGGCGGGGCGGATTGCAGAATGCCAGACCGCTCAAACATTACGATATTTGATTTGTTCGACGGCTCGGCTTGTAGCTTGACGTTGGTAATCAGCAGCGTGCGATTGCGCGGGACCGTATATGCGCCGATTTCCGTATCACCGCGCGGGATATCGGTGTCCTGAATGGTGGCCCAAAGGTTGCCTGCGTCGTCTTCAATGTTGATCGATGCCACATGGGACAGCGCCGTCTGCGTGGCATAGGTGCCAGATGTGGAGACGCGCGCATCGGCTAGGCGCAGAAACCGATTAACCGTCAGGGCCGACGCAGATGCGCCCGCCGTTGCGATTGTTTCGGTGATGTAATCGCCATTCACATCTAGGCCAATCAGCGTCACAGAGCGCGCCCCAGCGCCGTTGGCAGTGTCGGCAGCATTTCCCCCGGATCGAATGCGAAGGAACGGCGCAGCGGCCACCTGCGGCGTCCTATAGACGCCTGCGCGCGAGACAGGAACGAATGTCCCGCCGACAGTAGTATTGCGCCCGAAATGCCTGAGATATCGATGCCCCGAAGCGATGCCGCGCGATATATCAAGGCTGGACGGGTAGGTCATACGCGCTTCACCTTGAACTGGCTTAGGATGCTTCCTGCCGAGGCCATCGCGTCGTCCACAGAGCAATCATCGCCGCGATGGGTGTAGAGATAGGATGCGACCGACTTCAGCGCGCGGATCAGCGATGTCGGAACCGATGCGCCCGTGGTGCCGTAGCCCACGACATAATCAATCTCAATGCCGTTAAAGTCACGCAGCGCGATTGGCCACGTCGCGCCAAACTTGAGCGCCATGCGTCCCGGCGTTTGATAGGTGTCGATGTCGAATGTGCTGGCAATCGTCACAGTGGTCGCTGTGCCGTATTGGTCGTAAACGCGGACGGCAGACAGTGATTGCAGCGGCCAGCGCGGGAGTTCAATCGCGCGCGGGATGCCCTGCATATCGACCAGCGCGCCCTGCCGCGTGCCTTCCCACCACGGACCATTGCCAAGCGGCCACGTATCTAGCACCAAGCGCCAGGTCTGCGTGATGAATGCCACGCCAAGTTGGTCTTCGATCATCTGCCGCGCATCGGCAATCAGAGAGTTTGCCTCTGCGTCGGGCAGGCCTGCGGTCGTCTCGCGCAGGTGATCCCGCAACGCTGAAGCCGCCATTGGCTCGTTTGCGGGTTTAACCGTGACCACATGCCCCCGATAGGCATACAGCTTGATCGGCTCTCGCAGGCTCATTTACGCGCCTTTCCGATGCGGGCGGGTTTGGTTTCCAACGCCTCTGCGGGCTTGGTTTCGATGATTGCCTCTGCATAGCCGTCAGCAATCGCCCATGCGGCCACGATGCCATCAACGGTGTCGCCAAAAGCAAAATGCTGGACCGTCACGCCATCAGGGGCGCAGCGATAGCCATTGCGGGCGGTGATCTTTGCGTCTGCCATTGATGCCTCCTGAGCCTTTATTGGTAGATGGGGGCCAGTTTCCCGGCCCCCACGTTAAGATCAGGTGGACGCGGTGGTCGAGCCAATCGCAGTGGTCGGCGCAGTGCGCGGCTTGCCACGGTGGAACAGAACGCTCACGATGGCGTTGGTCCCGGTCGTGCCAGTGAACACGGCGCGGACGTAGCGGTTCTTGCCGATGTAGCCGATGCCGCCGACGACCAGATCGTCCTGCGTGTCCTGCGTAACCGAAACGGTCGAGCCGATCAGTTCATCAGCAGGAA